AAGACCTTCTTCCAATAACTGAGTAAACATGTTATGAACGGTACCATATTTCTGTTTCTCTTCATCGGTCATGTCATACTTAGGCATATAGTTGCGAGTCAAGTTATATTCTGCAACTGCACCGTTAGCGATCTTTACTGTATTCTCACAACATTCTGCAAACAAATCATCGACATCCCAGTTGTCACCAAATGTCTGAGCGAAGAGCTGGAAGTGTTCGTCAACATCTTTGAAGTATTGGTCATCACTCTGTTCGTGTGCTGCGCCCTCTGCAACTTTGTTGAGAATAATTTTGTTCTTTGCGTCGTCTTTGTCAAGATAATAGCAGTCACTGATAAGGATTGGTGCTGGAAATTGACTATCCCAATAGCATTTGTCGAAATAGTATTTTGTTGCTTCCAGAACTCGTATATCAATACGCTCGGCTTTGTACTCTGATAAGTCTACTTGATAGAAGATGTCATCGAATGCCTCTGTGAGCTTCTGTAGAACGTCTCTGTGCTCATCCATGTACGATGGGGTATATTTGTCCATGACAAGTACGTTACCCTCTCCACGAGTTAATAATTCGTCCAGTGAGATAGTTTTATTTTCTACATTGTCAACCATAATGGCTTTTTGAATCCTCAGAAGATTGCGATAACCTTTGTTAGTTTGTACATAGATCTTAGCTCCAAACTTTTCACCTTCGTCATTGACAGTCAAAGAATAACCGAAGATATGCTTAATATTAGCTTCTTTACATGCTTTATAGAACTGGAAGCAAGCTGCCATTGTGTTGTGGTCGCAAATACCGAGAGCGTCTAAACCTAAATATTTAGCCTTCTCAACCCATTTCTGTGGCATAAAACTGCCATTAAGTAGTTCAAATGGTGTGTGTACACCTAAATTAACAAACTTTTCTTTGCGAGAACTGGGTTGGCGTTGTCCTACATATTTTAGAATATTTAGTTTGAATGCGCCTCGCATATCGTGGTAATAGAAACCATCACCAAACTTGAACACAATATAGTTAATATCTTCTGCCATCAGTACATCTGGTTCCTCCACGCTATTAAACACTGTTTCACCATCACGGTCTTTACGGAAGATTGAATGATAGCCTGACTTCTGTGTGTCTTGAAAGTATGCTTTGCCAAATTCTGGAATAAAGATTACTTCGTTGTCTACTTTCTCATATTGAATTTTATTATTGTCGAGCCATTCGTATAGCTCTGTAATTCTATTTTGTTTCTTTGCCATAACTAATTCTAAGTTGTTAATTTATTGTGTCATATAGTCTGTAGCTTATATTCAACTGGCGTGCAAAGATTGTAAGAAAAGGTCTGGTAAATGTCTTCATATGGCATTTCATCCCAGTCTTTGCCATCACTGTCGATTTTAGCGATATATACATCAAAGTATT